CCGTCACATAGAACACAGACGTTTGTCAGTTCAACAGGGGAGGTGCGTTTATCCATGGGGAGGTTCCTTTCTTTCTGTACGGATGAATCAAATTTTTTACCTTATGCCATGAGTATATCTTATGTGAAAATGTAGAGAGGTAATGCCTGAAAACCCAGTAAAATCAAGGGCTTTTGAAAAACGGTTAATCTTTCTGCGACTTAAAAACCCAACAAAAACCCAACACGATTTTCTTTTTGAAAAAAGGACTCTTTTAATAGGTTCACGACTTGAGGGGTTCCGTTTCCCGTCTGATTTAAGTTACCTATGTCCTCTCTATTTCTTTTCTGATGGTCATTTTGGTCAACCGTTACGCTATAAAACATTATAACACGATACAGCAAACTACGATACAGATTTTCTTGACCATGCACTTGGTCAACCGTGGTCAATTCCAAGGGATTGTTGGTCAAATCTTGGTCAACCTCTACGATATGCCACACTCTTACACGATAACATAATATCTTTATCATTCTCCTGTGCCAACCCGCCGCCTTTCTGCAAACGGGATTTTACACCATCTGCACACAGAGGACGGGGAGTCAGATATAACTTGACTGTTCAAAAATCTCTTTATTGGGATTTAGGCTTTACAGCCAATGCCCTTTACTTTACTCATGTCTATTGCTATAATGTAATCGTTCCAGTGATACGGGAGTGCCTGCAAAGGTACAAACCGCCTGCAAATCAGTATGTTCCCTGGCTTGCATGTTCCTGCGGGAGTTTTACCTGCTTCCACAGGAGCGTTACAAAGTCAAAAGCCGTGATACCACTATACTATACTGCTTGACTTTGTGAAATGCTCTGATGATTTGACTCCACTTTTACTGGTAAGGCAATCTTCATGGCAAAGGAAAACCCTGGGTAGTCAGACACAAACTACCCAGGGTTTTTCTTATTCTTCTGTAAGTGCCTGCTTGAGCGGTAATGCCAAATCGGTCATCTTTTCCCACACATTGTACAGCGCATCATTAGCAATATGCAATGCAGACGAGAAGTTGTCCTTCACATACTTGTCACTTGGATTACCTCCCTCACTGGAAAGCAAGCAGGCCAATAGTTCCACCGTGCTTTGCGCTTCCCTGAGTTTATCGAACAGGTCATCCAATTTATCATACAGTTCAGCTTTCTGGTTCTTGTCCATTTTTTTGTCCTCCATTCCTTTTACTCTGCGTACTGGGCGATAATCTCAGTCAAGTTGTCGCACAGGGCGGTGCAGGCAGAAGCGGTGATGTATTTGAAATCTTCTGTTTTCATGGCAATCTGCTGAACAAAGTCCTCCTGGGTTTCATCCTTGTCCATCAGTTCCTTGCAGAGAGTCTTGAGGTTGGAAACCTGTTCCTCAGTGGCAGCACCGTAAGTTGAGCATACTTCTTCACTGGTTTTTTGAGAGAAATCGGCAGCAGGGTTGAGTATGCAGTTTGTCCAGCGGGAAAGAATGGGTTTGTAACCTTCATTGTACATCTTTTCGGTTACGTCCTCCAATTCGTCAGCAGGAACAAATACTCTCTTTGCTTCACCTTGGTTACCATCAGAGACATATTCGATGATATAGCCAAAGGATTTAGCATCCAGCACATTCACTTCTGAATCGTCCAGGTGGTCAACCCACTGGGCAACTTGAACCCGGTGACCCAGGGATTTCAAACATTCCAGGGCAGCGATATACAGCCCTTCTTCGACAAAGGCCTTCTGTGCCTTGCCGTATTCAATTACATAACCATTCATTCTAATTTCCTCCTTTATGCGTGTTTGGTTGTGTTTCCGTAAATTGCTTTTGCAAGTACGTCATTTGCCCTGCGCTGTGCTTCTTCGTTTGCATGACTGTAAACATCAAGTGTGATTGAAGGGGTTGAGTGTCCCAACTTCTTGCTTACACTTACCACGTCTGCGCCGTTTGCGATACTGATAGTTGCCATACTATGACGCAGCTTATGAGGATGAAAGTTATCAATATCGTATTTTTCACCCCATATTCTAAAAATACTGGTAAGGGTTGCCGGGTTCATAACCCCGCCTGTAGTGTTGTTGAAGCAGTATTGACAAACTGGAATGCCCTGTTTGAAGCACCATTCCATTTGTTCCCTGCGCCAGGTCTGCATAATCCGTAATGCCACAGGATTGAGAATTATTTTTCGTTCCTTACCGCTTTTCGGAGTAAGGATTTTTACCCCTTCCCGTTGGAAATATTGAGCGTTATATTTTATTTCAACTTCCCCGGTTTTAAGGTTGACGCACTCCCATGTAAGACCACAGGCTTCACCACGTCTGCAACCGCTGTCTGCCATGAAGTAAACCAAGGCTTTGTACTCAAGTTTTTCTTGCTCCATACATTGCATAATGTACTGGATTTCTTCTTCTGTGTAGGCCTTGTTATTTTCCTCTGGTTGTGTGTCCTTGCTCCGTATTGGCTTTTTCATCGTCTGCATAGGCGAATAGAGTATGATTTCATCCTCCGCAGCCACACGGAACATATTCCGCAGTAGGTCAAAATGCAGGCATACAGACTTGTACTTGTAGCACTCCTGCAATTCTGTAATATACGTTTTGACCATTGATTTTGATATGTCGGAGAGTTTGTACTCTCCCCACACCTTGTTTGCGCGTCCCAGAACTCTTTTATAGGACAGTATGGTATTTTCAGACCTTGACCGTCCTATTTGCTCAATAAAAGTCTCCATGTACTGTGAGAATGTAGGTTGCTTGATACCTTCCAGTGCTTCTTGCAATCTGCGTTCTTTTTCTTCCTGCTTTGTAAGAACCAGACCTGATTTGCACTTTGCTACAAACTCTCCTTCTATTTTGCTTGCTTCACGCTCTGCAACCTTTTTAGAGTAGTTGTCTGGGACTTGCCAGGTCATAGAGTAGGGTGTAAGCTGCTTACCTGTTATAGGGTCACGCCCACGGGACACCCTTATCTCATAAACCCTTGTACCGTTCTTCCTGGTACGTAATGTTTTTGACATAGGCATCACTCCTTTCTTCAAGATGCACGGATATAGTATCATATCCGTTGTTCACAGTATACACGGATTTAGCATCATAGTCAATAGTCAATATGCACGGATTTACTATCACATTGTTGTGCAGAAATATGAATTGATTTCCGTGTATATATCTGTTATAATTCCTCTGTAGTACAATAAGAAGGAGGGATGCCAAATGCCGATAACATACAAGTTCGATGTATTAGCCGCACTCAATGAAAAGGGCTATTCTACATATCGCCTGCGGAATGAGAAAATACTATCTCAAACCACAATTAAGTGTCTGCGGGATAAAGCCCCTGTATCGTTTGAAACCCTTGAGCGTATATGCAATATCCTTGAGTGCCAACCCGGAGATATTCTTTCTTACGGCAATGCAGATAACGAACAGGAAATGTAAATTTACGTTAATCAGCTTCGCAAATCGCAGAAAGGAGCATACCCATGAAGAAAGCTGCACAAGAACTACAGGGGCTTATAGAGGAACGCCCAATATTCACAACAAGGCTTGTGTCATGTGTCCGCAATTATTTCCAGGACGAACAGCACCGCAAGGACTTTGAAGCGTGGTATGAAAAGAAGTACGGCACAAAATACGTATGGCCACAAGGCTAAAGATAAGGAACTGTACCGACTTAACCGGGGCAGTTCCTTTCTTTTACACATATGCTTTTACAGCATTTCACCCTCCTCAAGGAGCGGGACTTTTTCACCATTTGCAACATAGCTGCGGTAAGCTGCTCCGTACTGACCGGGACAGTCTGCAAGGATTTCATTTATCTTATCTTCCTTTGCTTTGTCCTCCAATCCTGCTGTCTTGGTTCCGATATAATCAATGAGTCCGTCAAGGCTACCAAAGAAATACTTGACGTTAATAGCCTTGCCTGCGCCGTCCCCTTCGTCCAACATATCAGGGCTACCAATCATTACAATATCTTTCCAGAAAGCTGCATCTGCCGTTTCGGAACTTTTAGCGTCCGTTTTGGTATAGTATTCTTCGGGCTGAAAATACAGGTCATGTAACATCTTGACACTGGGGGACATATCAGAAGTACCACGGAAATTTTGAATATAATTTGCAAGGTTTCCTTCGATTACGTCAACTGCCCTCATCATATCTTCTGTGTTAGGGACGGCAATGCGGATATTGTGTTTCTCTGCAATCTGGGAGAGTGCCTGCATAGCAAGCGGACAATCTGCCATCTGTGAAGCATATTCCTTAATCTCTGTGGGGTTCACAGTATCCAGAATACGGAGAAGGGAAAGCGTATTAACCATATCAGCAGTGGGGGCTTTTGTAATACGATTGCTGACGTTTTTACGCATAGTCTCTACCATGCCAATAAGGTCTTTTTGAACCTGTGTTCCCAAGCGTACACGTTCACTTTCAATTTTGCGGTCAACCTCCGCAGCATAACGGTCAAAGAAGATACTGCCCTTTTTGTCCGCTTCCTTCTCAAGTTCCGCAGCCCTGCGATTATAATTCTTTTCAACAGCCGCCGTATACTGGCGCATACGGCGCATCATGTTTCTGTAGTTATTCATTCTCTTGTCCTCCTAAAAGATATTTTTGTTTGAGCCTGTCTGCATCGTCATCTGCCATACCGTAGACGTTATCAAGGTATTTCTGATTGAGGGCTTCTGCGTCCTTCTGCTCTCCCAAGGGATTGTCGTTAGGCGTAAGTACAACCTCATTTTTATCAACATACCCAAAGTGATTTTTAAGAAGGAATATTCCAGTAACTGGGTTGATTTTCCCTTGCAACATATACTGTTCGGTAATACCTTCCATTACCGCCCTGGTACGTTCAATGAGGTCTTTATAGTCTCGCCTATCATTGGTACCCCAGTAATACCATGTTGTGCGACTGATACCAAGTGCAGCACATAATCCCGCTACACCTGGGCGCATATCCTGTTCGATACAGGCGTTAAAATATTCTGCTATGCGCCGCTCTACCTGTTCTCTGTTTGCCGTGTCTACTGGCGGCATAGAACACCATTGAAAACTAAAAGCCGTAATCCTGGAAATATCCCCAGGTTCTACCATAAGGCTTTTGTTTACGTCCGTCCGCTTTTTTCTGGGGACAGTATCGACAGCCCCTTTGGGTCTGCCCTTTTTAGGCATAACGTCCTTTACGTCCTTTGCTTCATCATTCATCTTTTTCACCTTCCTCTGAGTCATCGTTGTCAAGCGCACTGGCTAAAAGCCATATGTACCTTCCACTTTTACCGTTAATCTGCTTCGGTTTGTCCACCCGGACAAAGTTACCTTGTTTGTCCAGTTTTGGGGCTATCTTGCCTTCATCCATAAGCATTTTCCAAAGTGTTGTCCTACTGGCATGAAATACGTTTCCACTTTCACCATAATACTTAAAGACTTCGTTATAAGCATCCTGAGGAATGAGATAAATAAAATCATCATCCCTATACCCAATGCACGTTGCCCGTGTTGAAAGGCTGACAGTCCCAGTTGTCTGACTTTCCCGCAGCTCTGCAAGCTGTACCCGTTTTGTTTCAAGCATTTCCTTTAGGAGAGAAATAAACAATACTGTAGGGGCTTCTTCCTCAATGCGCTTATCCTGCTTGTCGCACATATCCAGAAAAATATCCTGCGCTGCTGCAAGCCGTTCCTCCATCTGCTCTTTGCTAATATGGCGATAGTCCACCAAGAATGAAAGATACACGAAATATCCAAACATAAGCTGTGAAAAGGTTGTCGCAAGTCTGGCGTGTCCCCGGTTGCTTGCAATCTCACGAAACTGCTTTAGGAGTCCGTCACTGGCCTTATCAATAGCGTCATAGTGCTGTATGATAAACTGGATATACAACTGCATGACTTTATTGAAATGCTCCGGGTGTTCCTGTAGGTATTGCAGGCCAGTAAAATCAATCGTCCCTGGTTCCAATTCCACGGAAATAGACCTTGCAATAGAGCTACCACCAATATTCACATACGCTTCTTCCGCTGTGACAATGAGGTTGGAGCGGGGGATGTACGTTTTACGGCTACTGCCGTCTGCGTTCATTCGTCCTCTACCAACTCTGTCACCGATATAAGCAGAAAGTGCTTTTTCTTTGCTTTCGTATGTGATTTTATCTCTATAGTTATTTGTCGGGCGGCGGTCATCGGCCAGCAATGGAAGGTCTGCACCGATTGCAAGTTTTTTCTCCATCATGTTTTCCGTATCGAAAAACGTAATAGGGGCAGTGTCCGCATAGTTGTACCTTCCGAAAAAGCACAGCAATACTTTACTGATTGAACTTTTGAAAGTTCCCGTCTTTCCGATAATATAGAGACTGAAATTAGGCTCTTTACCTTTTTGTCGCAGCATATCATTTAACGGGGTAAGGAACACATAAGCATATAGCGGAATGTGTACCCAGTCTGGAACGGTTTTTTCCATTTCATCAACCACAGTATTTAAGCAGACATGGGAGTTGTCATATACCTCATAAAACTGTAGCTTTTTGAAGTCTGGAAGTAATTGAACTGAATACTTATCTGTCAAACCGTCCTTGCATACACTGTTTTCCCCGTTAAGAAATACCCGTTCACCGTCCTCTGTGACCATCCATCCAGTATGTGTATAGAGGTTTTCTACCTTGCTATCCTTTGCACACTGCTTTAGCATGAACAAAGAATAGAGAGATACATGACCTCTGCCGGGATAGATAAAACACGCAGGACTAAAGATAACGTCAGGGGTTGCCCCTCTGATAGCCTTTTTATCCGTTAGTACAGGGGCCTCATACTTGTGTTCTCTCAACGCCCTAAACTCAATTTGCTCTACCGTGGTAAAGCCGTCCTGTATACGCACATTTCTATGAAGTATGGGGGAATGGTTTGATATTATTTCCGTAGAAATACCCTCCCCGTTTTTCGTAGGTTCTACGTTATACAGATTTCCTTCCTGGTCAACTTTGAAATTGTCCAGTTCAAGAATGTACTTTTCGTTTTCACTGCTGCTCATTTGTCTTTACCTCCCCTTTTGAAGTGTTTAACGACTCCAAGAGAGAAGGAACATTCACCAGAAATTTTTTGCCGCTGTACGTGCCAGGGACAGCACCCACCTTCAACTGCTGTCTGATAAAATACTCAGACAGCCCAGTAATTCGTGCTGTTTCTCTGATAGAATGATAGACAGTTGCAGCGGCAGTGACTTTATCAATCTGACTCATAATTCAACCGCCTTTCTTCTCTGATTTTAGTTATTGCCTGTTCTATTGCTGTGCGCCTTTGCGCTGACATGGACGCTTTGCCCTTGTTCAACCAGTACCATAGTTTTGACCGGGGAATACCAATCTGCATTGCCACTTCTGTGTATGAAATGCCATATAGCTTCATCTGCTTAATTAAGTCAAGGCATTGTTTAGCAGGAGTGCCGTTTTCAATGATACGGTCGATAGCTTGTCTGATACGTCTTTCATACCATGGCAACAGGGGTTCTCCCATGATTTTTGTAATAGTGTTGCAAGAATATTCGGTTGACTCTGCAAGCATTTTATACGTAATCCCATGTTTACGCATAGCCGCTTTAATCTCCGCATTATTCTTACTGCCTGGTCTACTATCCATCTTGCGTCCTCCTTTCCCCTTTGACTTATTGAACTGCCTGCTACACAAGCAATCCCTGGCCTGAACTGATATAGTGAGAATGTTACTATTTCACCTTTTGCAAAGAGTGAAGCAATTTGTGTGCTATCTGCTCATAAGTGATTTTGTTTGTCCTCAATTCCAATTCAGTTTCCCGTTGCAGGTGAAGTCATAGTGCAATGCTGCTACCACCTTCCCGGAGTTCCATAATCTCATTGATTGCAATGCGAATACGTGCCGTATTCTCCGGGGAAAGCGGACTTCTCAACCACCGTACAAGGGTAGTTTCGTGAACACCCAAAGTCTGCGCAAGCTGCCAGTGAGGAATGTCCTTCTCACGCAGTTCATTTCTAATGCCTTGATTGGCTTTTCCCATAGCCATTTCCTCCTTTCCAAAGATTGCTATTGCATTTATCGCAACCTACTGCTATAATATAGTTGGTTGCGATAATATTATTATACGCACGGACAGAAGAAAGTCTATATTTGAGGTCATATACCTCTTATCCCAACAAAACGCTAATAGTTGGTTACGATTTTTCAGAGAGAAGGTAACGCAATGTACGTACTATCCATGGACAATGGCTATGTCCAAATCGAACAGAATGAGAAAGGCGGTTATGACCTCATTGAATATGAGGGCGGTACGGTCTGCAAATTAAAAATAGGCAGGCACAATAAAGATGTTCATATCATCCCTATAGGGCAAATTGTTACTGATAGGTATAATAAAAACCTGCAATCCTACATGGATGCAGGCGGTACAGTTGAGGAAGTCTTGCAGGTACACAAGACAGGCAAAATCAAGATAGCCCCTCCGTATGTTCCTATATGGCTATACCCAAAGAAAAAGCCTGCGGAAGAATCTATAACGAACATGGACTTTGCCGATATGCCCTATATTAAGGTCTGCTACATACAGTTCATGGGCGAACTTACACCTGTGTTTGCTGTAGACAATTTGAGTGAACTATACTTCTATGACCTGTTTCGTATGAAAACGGCAGGGGTTCTTATTCGGGAGTGTTCAGACTGCGGACGGGCTTTCATAGCAAAGACAACCGCCGTCCGCTGTGAGGACTGCCGCAAGGCAGGCATGGGGGAACAGAAGAAGCGCAACAACCTAAAGAGTGACCCTGCAAGAAATCTCCTACACAAAATAAAAGACAGGGCAAAGAAGCGTGACTCAAGCAAAGAGTATCAATACGGATATTACAACTCCCTGCATAATCTGATAGCAGACGCAACCGAAACGCTCACAGGGAAAGAATTGTTAGAGAGAGCGCAAGAACTTGATACCCTTGATAAAAAATTCTGGAAACTATGCAGATGTATAGACTCTGATAACTGCGCTATTTACGATGAAAAAACCTATAAGCAATGGCAGGAAGAACGCTATACCATGTTTAACCAGGAAAACCCGGAACATTGGTTAAGAGACTGGTATAACAAGGCGGGTTGCCCCTTTGACCTATAATTCACACTAACCCATATAAACGTAAATCCCTCTGCGGTAACTGATACTGGTTACTACAGAGGGATTATTTACTTATCGCCAAACAGAAGGTCGTACAGGTACATTTCCTCTATGCTGTATGGTACATGACGTTTTGCGCGTCTATCTGCGGTTCTTTCAAACTCCCGAACGTCTGCCAGGAGTGTGCGCCCGCCGTGGTTGCTCCATGAAGGATAACCCATAAGCCCATACAACCGTAGGTGAGGAATTCGCAGCTTGAATATCTTACAGAACATCCAGAGAATTATAAATATCGGTATGGTAAACACGTCCATACATAGGGTGATAAACAGAACTATAGATAGCATCATGCCTTTAACCACCCATCCGCAGCACATGAAAAATGCTCTAATCATCTGAATACTCCCTCATTGCAAGCAGTTCTTCATCTGCCGTAGGGGTACACAATCTGACCTCCACCAGGCCTGAGTCCGTCAATTCAAATACGTAACTACCTACTATGGTCTGCCCATCCTTCACTTCCTGTATCAGTGTGACGGACTTTTCATCATCGTTAATATCGGTACGGTTTGCGAGTTCGGTATCATTCTGGAATGCCTTTACAATAAAAGACTCAAGCATATACAAACCGTCTGCGCCGTTATTGGTGTACTCCACATACACCCTTATCATCTGCCCACCGTCATCAGCGGTAAAATACTCTGCGTCCGTAAGCGTTGCCCTATAGTCCTCATACACCGCCACATTATCAATCTCTACCGTCTTGGGGGTACTCCCGCAACCGCTTAATAGTACCAAGCAAGCCGCCACGGATAAAATAATTTTCTTCATAGGACGTTCCTCCTAAACTGCTTTCCTTACACGGTCATACCATGTAGACCGGGATATACCCAACTGCTCACAGCACTCATTGACGGTCATTGTACCGTCTTTTTGTTTTTTGCGGCATTTTTCAAACTGGTCATTATCAATCGGTATTTCTTTCCGACCTTCCTTGTAACCAGTCTGCTGCCGTGCTATGGCCTTTCCCTCACTGGTACGTTCTACAATCATGTCACGCTCAAACTCTGCGAAAGAAAACATGATATTGCGTATCAGCTTGCCCGTGGGGGTATTGTTCATCACGCCCATATTAAGAATATGAAGTGTAACACCCTTTGCCAGTAGGTCATCCACCAAGGCTATACCCTGTGACGCACTGCGGGAAACCCGGTCAAGTTTTGTCGCAACAATCGTGTCCCCGGATTGTACAACCTTCAATAATTCCTGGAATTGTGGTCTATCCACCTTTGTGCCTGTGAAAGCGTCCACAAAAATTTTGATAGCCCCGTTTTCACGCAGCTTGTTTTCCTGTTCCTCAAGACTGTTGCCGTCATTCTTTTGTCCAATGGTGCTTACTCTGGCATAACCATAAATCATAAGCTATTCCTCCTTGCCGTCTGTAATTCTCCACTCTTGCTTACTGCCCATCTTATCACGAACAATGACTTCACAACCCATTGCTTCAACCATCTGTACCAAACTGTCAACCTTCATGGTGGAGTGACGGTTGAGAATACCAGTTACATTGGACTGACTCTTAAAGCCTGCTTCTTCTGCAAGTTTATTCTGGCTCCAACGTCTGAGACTCATAATCTCTTTTACAACATCTTTAGCAATCATGGCAGAAACCTCCTTTTCATCTGACCAGATTGACCATGTAGTCAACCTGTCAAGGATAGTATAGCAAATACCTTTAAGTATGTCAATACCTTTTGGTATTAAATCATCTTTTTAATTTTTGCGGTACTTTCGACACTCACCCGCCCCGGCCTGCCGGGGGTGCAAATCCCCCTCCGGGGGTAGGAATTGCCCAGCCGCCCAGCCCAGGCCAGGAGCCGCAGCGCAGCCGGGGAAAATGCCCAGGCCAGCCGCCCAGGAAAAACAGCGTGTACAAAAACTGTTGAGTTAATGAACACACTAAAGTAAATACATGAAGGTATTAAAAAATTCAAAAATAATACCGAAGGGTATTGACAAAAATACCCTACGGTATTATACTATACTTAGATAATACCTTTAGGTATTAAATAAGGAGGTATAAAGAATGTTTCCAGTATTTGTATTCCTGGGAGTAGCTTGGTTACTTGGTGGTATTTGGTTAGTAATCGCTTTAATTTACATTATCATATTTTTCATGGTTCCAACCCCAGTAAAAGTAATAATGATACTAATAGTTGCCTTGGCTGAATGTGTGAATGTAGTTGAAGGTAAATATGAACCAGGAAAAGGAGAGTTCATAGAAATCAATCGACAGATAGAAGCAAGACAAAAAGAACTTAGAAAAAAAGGATATTCATATAGGAAAATAAACGAAGATGCACAGTTAGACAAATTAAAAAGAAAAGCTGACAGGCTTTATAAAAAGTATGGTAATCACACATGGGACACAGAAAGATATAAACCTATCTAAATGCAAATACAAAAGCCCGTTGCGGCGGGTATAAATAGCCAGTTAGGCCGCAAGCGTTCCCAGGGTGCAAGCCCTGGGAGGTCTGGGAAGCCCATTACATGGTACAAGTATCACCTTTAGAAAAGGGGTAATTAGTACATCAAGAAATCACTTGACAAGAAAACGCTTGACAAGAAACCGCTTGACAAGAAACCGCTTGACAGGCGGCACGGGTTGAAAGGTCGGCTTGCTGACCTTCACCAATGCAGAAAAGGCAAATTGCACAATAGGAGGTATTACAATGATTAGAACCAATTCCAGACAGGCACGGCAGAACGTGCAAGCATACATCATGGAACATTTTGACGGGTGCAATTATGAAATTGAAACCCCGGCAACATTCCAGGAAACCGCCGCCGTTATCCTCTCCATTTTCCGCAGTGAAAACCCCGCAGAGGGCAGCTATTCCAGAATGTCAGAGGGTGAGCGGTTCGCAGACTGGGCAGCGGGTTTACCCGCCATCCTTGACACCTGCTACTATTACAACCGTAGCGCAGTTGATGACCTGGGCGCAATCCTTGAGGAAACCGCAGAGGAAAAAGCCCGGTACAGTGAAGCCCAGGCCGAAACGCTTTTAACATCCTTGATTTATCGGGAATTGGTGAGGGGGTGCAAATAATGAGGAAATACGGACAGCGGGAAATAAAATCCCTTGTAAAGAGCGGCGCAGCCGTTGACATTTCAAACCATGATAACAACGCCCGTAATGAATTAGAAGCCCGTGAGGGCTGGCTTGATAAAGTCGGGTATAGTTCCGGGGTGTATGGTTTGAATGGTGGATTGCTCAAGGGTCACAATAGCGGCACACTGTACGCAATCACAGCCAGAACAACCGCCCTTTTCATCTACTTCTAACCCGTTGCGGCGGGTATAAATAGCCAGTTAAGCCGCAAGCGTCCCGGCCTGCTGCCGGGGGTCTGGAAATCCCAGTAAATAAACATTGTAGGAGGTCACACAATGAGAAAATACACGTTTACCGAAAAAGGCCATACATTCAAGCGGATTGACAAAAAGACCGCCCGCACCGCATACAAGAACGGCTTAACCGTCATTGTTTGCCCGTGCAACCTGCGCCCGTTTACACCCTGGCACAATGAACACGCCATGAATAGAAAATACCGGGCGCAATTCGTCCTTGATGAAATCGGAGTTGTAAACGATTTTAACAACCTGGTAAATTCGTTTGAATACTATAATTGCATCAACTCCGAAACGGGCAGATACAGCGCTTTTTATATCCCGGTTTGCACCGTGGACAGGTTCACAGGTGAAGCACCCACGCCCGCAACTCTGGGAACCGTGGAACAATACGATTATAGCTATATGCAGTAAACCACAGCCCCGGACAGCTTCACCGCCTGCCGGGGCTTATTTCATAGAATGGAGGTATAAAACACTTGAAAAGAGTATGGACAACCCCACAAGGGCAATATTTCACCCTATACCGTGATATGCTCAAACAGCCGCATTTACTCATTGCAGGCGCAACGGGCAGCGGTAAAAGCGTAGTCATTAACGGCCTTGTATATACCGCCCTGTATGACAGCCCCGCCGCCGTGCAATTCATCTTGATTGACCCGAAACGGGTTGAATTGGTGGATTATAAGCCCCTGCCGCATACCGTCCAGTATGCCAGCGAACCGGGGGAAATGGTGCAAGCCTTGGAAAAGGCTATGGAAATCACAGAAACCCGATACCGTGAAATGCAGGCGCAGCGGGTGAAGAAATACAGCGGGGCGGCGCTGTATGTCATCATTGACGAATTAGCCGACCTAATGACCACAGACCGCCGCCACGTGCAACCGCTCTTGCAACGTCTGGCACAGATAGGCAGGGCGGCAAACGTCCACATTATAGCCGCCACACAATGCCCGCTTGCTGCCGTCATCCCTACGCCCATCAAGGTCAATTTTGACGCACGGGTGGCGCTCCGCACACGGTCAGCCCAGGACAGCCGAAACATTTTAGGCGTGAAGGGGTGCGAACTGCTACCTCGATACGGTCAGGGGTATTACATGACCCCGGACGGCTTGACCCTGTATAATATCCCTTGGATTACCCCAGCAGAGATTGACCGCCTTGTTACCTACTGGAAACACCAGCGGCCACGCCTGCGCTTGTTTTCCTGATACCAGCCCCGCCCACCGTGGCGGGGTTACTTTTATGCCGTCCAGCAGGCCAGCGCCGCCACTGGGCGGCTTTGCTATGCCCAGGTGGACAGAGATACCACAGCAGGCCGGGAACGCTCACAGGGGCGCACGGACGGCCACAGAGGGAAGCAGGGCGGCAGGGGTACAGAGTCCCCGCCACAGGGCGCAGGCCAGCCCAGGACAGCAGGAGCGCCGCAGGGCATGAGAAAGCCCCGGCGCAGCCGTAAAGCCTTGCCGGGGGTCTTTCGTTCCTTCTGACAACCCGCAGGCCGTCCCGCTGGACTTGTTATTCCTGTACGGTGTAAGAAGTACAGAGGGCAGAAGGAAAGCGGTACAGCCTTGGACAGCCGAAAAAAAATACAGCTTCCCAGGGGTACATCTTTCAAAACCTCAAAGACTTTTACCAATTCACCTTTCTGCGGCTTTTCAGATAAATCTTGACATTTCAGTGAAAAAACTCTCAACATTACTATCCTCCCCGGACACCCTTCAATGGTTGACCAAAAACATTGACCATATTGACCACGCTTGACCAAACGCTTGGTCAATTTTTTATTTGCTATATCGTTTCATATCGTGTTATAGCGTAATGTATAGTATTGAAAATAGACTACTTGACCAAATTGACCATAAAATAAGAAACAGAGAGCAGCCTATTAACTTTCTCTTGATGGTGACAGAGTGGGTTGAAAAGAAACCCAACATAAACCCAACACGCCATGAAAAACTACGCTACATACGCTATGGTACGATACACCACGCTACATACGCTTAAATACATAATAGCCTTGATTTATAGGGCTTTTCCTATATACGATACAACATGATACTGCCAACTTCACTACACTACAAAACGATGAAACGATAAGTTCCACTTATTTTGCGTATAAAGTAAACACTGATATGGCAAATTCCGGATGCTTTATGGGTATTAAAAAATTCAAGTGTCCGCACGGATATGCAAATGCGCAATTTCATACCAAACTCTAATTAAAAT